CTGGATTGCTTACATCGAATACCAAAACCGAAAACTAAAACAACATGGCTGAAGCATCATTCACACTCCGGGCGGTCGATGCGACGAAAGCCGCGTTTGCTAGCGTGCAGAACTCGCTCGGTAAGCTGGAGAAATCAACGCAGTCGATTTCCAAGATCACCAAGCTGGCGTTCGGTGGCGAGGCCGTGATGGGCGCGCTGAACATGATGAAGCAGCGCCTGGACAAGGTCGCGACCGCTGGCGAAGAAATAGGATTCAGTGACGAGCAAATCGTGGCCGCGATGCAGATGGAGAATCTCGTCGAGAATACGTTGAACCTTTTCATGAAGCTGCCTCTAGCTCTAGCGCAAGTTGGCATCAGCATAGGAAACGCTTTTACGCCACTTACAAAAGACGAAATCAGGCAAAAGCTCGACGATCTGAAATTCGTGAAATTCAGGAAAGAGATTGAGGCATCGGGCGCAACGCTGGCCGAATTAAAAAAAGACTTTGACCAGATAGGAATGTCGCAGGAGCAACTGACTGCGGCAAAAAAGAATCTTGCCGAAACGCTCGGTGCAGAACTGGAAGCAATGCGCGGAAAAGGCGATCCAGTTGCTACCGCGAAAAAAGAAGTTGAGCTCCAAAAGATTTTAAATGACCTGAGAAAAGACGAAGTATCAGAGACGGAAAAACTCAAGAAACTAACCGAGCAACTGGGGGTCGTTCAAAGCCAAACATCTGTTGCGACCATTGAACAGTTGCGCGAAAACCTTCAAGCGGACAAAATGCGCGTGAGTGATTTACTGGGAGCGCGCGAGGATTTTGGTTTAAGAAGAGACATTCCAGAGGAAAATACGCAGATTCAAATCAGGACAAAGGAACAGTTACTCGAGCTTCTTCCAAGAATCCAAGCGCGTGAGGAAAAAATTAACGCTCTCATGAAGGAGCAAAACAGACTCTTCGACGACGCCGGCCAAATTCTCGCCACCGGGTTTGAAGACGCAATTCTATCTGGTCAAAAACTCAGCGACACGCTGCGCGCAATCGGCCAAGACCTAGTGCGGCTAGTCTTCAGCAACATGATAACGCAGCCGCTCGCGAAGGGAATCGGCACCTTCCTTTCTGGCATGCGCGCCGAGGGCGGACCCGTGAACGCAGGCGGCGCTTACATGGTCGGCGAAAAAGGTCCCGAGCTCTTCGTGCCGCACGCGTCGGGCAGCATCGTGCCAAATAACAAGATGAGCGGAGGCGGATCCGGTAGCGGAGGCGTCACGGTCAACTACAACATCGCGGCCGGCGTCTCGCGCGCCGAACTCGTGCCGATCCTCGACCAGGAGCGGCGCCGGCTAAAGGCCGAGATCCCCGATATGGTTCGCCGCGGTGGCGGATATCGCGCAGCCTTCGCCTGATCCTCATGGCCATTTCATATCCACTCACTCCGCCGAGTCCGTTTAACCTCTCGCAGCTCTCGTTTACGGGCGTCTCGGCGACCTCGCGCAACACGTCACCGTTTACGCTCCAGACTCAGCAATACAACTGGCCCGGCCAAGCCTGGCTCGGATCGGTCGATTGCCCGCCCATGAAGCGCGCGGACGCCGAGGAGATCGTTTCCTTTCTACTGAAGGCGCAGCGCGGTACGTTTTACTTCCAGGACTACGCCAACCCGACGAACCGAGGCGGCGTCACTGGAACGCTGACCGTTGCAAGCGCCACGGCAAACGGAACTACGCTAGGCATCAGTGGCGCGAGCGGGCAATTCGCCGTCGGCGACTGGCTGCAAATCTCGACCTCACTTTACAAGGTCGTCCAATCCAACTCGTCGTCGAGCGTGGACGTTTTCCCGGCGCTGCGCAAAAGCTACGCGGGCGGCACATCTATCGTTTACGGCAAGCCCAACGACGCAGCTCGCGCACAGGGCGTCTTCCGCCTGGCATCGCCGAGCACCGAGTGGTCAATCGGTGAGGCGAGCATCTACGGCGTCGGCTTTGCCATCATCGAGGACGTTGAGACATGAGCATCACCACCGCCGGCCGGTCACTCTCGGCCAACATGGTCACAGAGGTCAGCGCGTCGCAACTCTCGCCGATCTTGCTTGCTTCGTTTTCGTTCTCGACGCCGGTCAGGCTTTGGAGCGGCTACGGTACGATCACGGTCGGCAGCGTGACCTATCAAGGCATCGGCACGCTTGGCACGATCTCGCCGGTCGAAGAGACGACCGACCTGGCGGCGCGCGGAATTAACTTCCAGCTTTCGGGTGTGCCGGCGGCTTACGTGTCGCTAGCGCTCACCGAGAACTACCAGGGCAAGGAGTGCTCGGTGCTATTTGGGGCGCTCGATGCAACCGGCGCGCTGGTCTCATCGCCGGTTACGATCTTCGCTGGCCGCATGGATATAATGTCCATCAATGACGATGGTCAGGAATCCACGATCATCATGACCGCCGAGAATAAGCTGGTGGACTTCCGCCGGCCACGCGAAGTGCGATACACCCACGAGGAACAGCAAAACCTTTACCCGGTCAGCCCTCCTGATCTTGGCTTGGAATTCGTCAACGCGATCCAGGAAAAACAAATTTACTGGGGCGATGCAAAGCTCGCTGCACCGATCAACGAAGGCGGCGGAGAGACCGAGGTCACCTCTTACATGTGATGCCAGCACGACGCGACAACTGGCCAAACCTCCTGGCGCAATTTATCGAAGCCCGGCGCGCACAACCTTTCGCCTGGGGCTCGAACGACTGCTGCACGTTTGCAGCGGATTGGGTCGAGATCTGCACGGGCGAGGATCACGCGAAGGCCTGGCGCGGTCGCTACACGTCGGCGCTTGGTGCGGCGCGCGCTCTGGACGAGGCCGGCGGCGTGGAGGCTCTGGTCGATGCGCTCGGTCTGCAACGCATCGCATCGAAGCTGGCCGGCCGCGGCGACATCGTTGCCCAAGAAACCGGGCGCGGGATGACGCTCGGAATTTGTCTCGGCGAGACAACTGTTTTCACAGCTAAGACTGGTCTGCTCTTTGGTCCGATTACAAACGTCCAGACAGCTTGGAAAATTTAACATGCCACAAGCCATTTTTACCTCAGCCGCAATCAAGGCAGTTGCATTTTTTGCAGGCGTGCCAACCGGCGCAGTTGCGACCTCAGGGATTTACCTCACCGCTGTCAAAGCGGTTGCGGCGGTTTTGAAATTTGCAGCCTACGCATCGGCATCAATGGCGGCGTCGAAGCTGCTTTCGCCGAAGATGCCAAGCTTTGCCGATTCTTCGCTTTCAAACCGCTCGCAGGCGGTTCGCAATCCAATCTCAGCGCGCACGATTGTTTACGGCAAATGCCGAGTCAGCGGGACCATCGTTTATCTCAGCACGACTGGCACCACAAACGAGTATTTGCACATCGTACTGGCGCTTGCCGGCCACGAGATCCAAGCAATCGACGAGGTTTATTTTAACGACGAGCTCGTGCCGTTGACCGGCAACACGCCGACTGGATTCTACAATGGCGTCGCGCGAGTTAACAAGAAGCTCGGCGTGCCGGGTGATACCGCAGATGCGGATTTGATCGCCGATACCGTGAGCCTCACCGAAGGCAAATGGACCACCGCGCACAAGCTGTCTGGCATCGCCTACCTCTACGTGCGCCTGACTTGGGACGCCGAGAAATTTCCGTCCGGGATCCCGAACATCAGCGCCGTGATTCGAGGCAAAAAGGTGCTCGATCCTCGCACGAGCACAACCGCCTATTCGGCCAACGCTGCGCTCTGCCTGCGCGATTACCTGACCGACACGACCCTAGGCATGGGCATGACCTCGGCCGAGGTGGACGATACAGCCTTCGGCGTTGCTGCGACGATCTGCGAGGAACAAGTGCAGATCCTGCCGCTCTCGCCGGTGGTCAATGAAAACCGCTACGAGGCCAACGGCGTGATCGTGACGAGCGCATCGCCCGACGAGAACATCGGCAAGCTCTTGTCGGCAATGGGCGGCCTGATCGCCTACACGGGCGGTAGGATCGTACCGTATGCGTCGGCCTACCGGATCCCAACGGTCACGCTGACCGAGAAGCATTTCGTGGGACCGATTAACGTGCAGACCAAGACAAGCGCCCGGGACCGGGTCAACTCGGTCAAAGGCGTTTACGTCAGCGAGACGAACAACTGGCAGGTCACGGACTTCCCGACTATCAGCTCGACGACTTACGTCAGCCAGGACAACGGCAACGTCTTTTTCCGCGACGTGGTGCTGCCGTTTACGACCTCGCCTAGTTGCGCGCAACGCCTCGCGGTGCTCGAGTTACGCCGCGCCCGGGAGGAAATCACGTTTTCCGCGCGCTTCCGACTCGAGGCGATGCAGGTCCGCGCCGGGGACACGGTCATGATCACCAACGAAAAACTCGGCTGGTCTTCCAAGGTCTTCGAGGTGATGGAGTGGAACTTTGCGAGCGATGGAAATCCGCCCCAGGCGACTATCGACATGACGCTTCGGGAGACGGACTCAGAGATTTACAGCTGGGACGTGAACGAGGAAATCTTCGTCGAGGACTCGCCGAACACCACGCTGCCGGATCCGTTCACCCTGGCGGCGCCGACGAACCTTTCGCTTACAGCTGACGGCACGACCCAACTTGTGCAGGCCGACGGTACGATCTTGCCGCGGATCCGCGTCGGCTGGACTCCACCGGCAGTGGAATTCATTCAGTCGGGCGGCTCGGTCGTCATCGAATACAAGCCTAGCACCAGCACGACCTATCTAACTTGGAACACGGTCGAGGGCGCTCAGACCGAGGATTTTATTTCGTCGGACGTGAAGATCGGCACGAACTACAACGTGCGGATCTACGGCGAGAGCTACTTTGGAATTTCTACGACCTACCTCGCCGGCTCGATTACGGTCGCGCAAGACACAACGCCGCCGGCTATTCCGACCGGGCTCAGCGCAGCCATCGGAACCGGCAAGGCGGTCTCGCTGGACTGGAACGACAACACTGAGCCCGACTTTTCGGAATACGGCATCTACCGAAAAACCTCGGCAGTCACGCCGGCCAACGCAAACACGGACAAGGTCGCCGAAGTGCGCGCATCGCGATTCGTCGATACGGACGTCAACATCGGCACGACCTATTACTATTGGCTGACCGCATACGACTCCGTCGAGAACGTCAGCGGCTTCACGAGCTACGTGCAGGCCACGCCGTCAGTCATCACGGCCGGCCCGATCGATCCAACGGCGCCGGCTACGCCGAACGCTCCGACCTTAATCAGCACGACGGTCTATCTTGCAACGGACGGGACGAGCCTGGCGCGCGTCTCGCTTACGGCTCCACCGTTGCCATCTGGCGCGGTCGCTCTTGACGTGCTCTACCGGCGCAGCGGCGCGAGCGATTTCATTATCGGAAATCAAATTAACTCATCCGTTTCCTACGCGGTCAGCATCGACGATCTATCTGTCGGCCAAGCCTACGAATTTGCAGCGCGCGGGATTTCGTTCTCGGGATCGCTCTCGGCGGTGTCGAGTCTGCTCAGCCAGACCGCACCGAGCAACACGACGGCGCCGGCGGCTCCGATTCCGCTTTCCCCGGCGCTCTCTCCTGATGTCGAGCCGAGGAAAATTGGAGCGGTGTTCGCTTTTGGGTCGCTTGCACGTTGGCAGGAAAACACGGAGCTCGATTTCGCTTACTACGAGGTCAAGGCGACGTTCACGAACAGTGACGCCGCGGTCGATTACACTTGGGGCAACGCGGAAATCTTCGAGGCGAGTTACGTGTTTTACGATACAACTCTGCAGCCGGGCTTTGTCCGAGTTCGCTCAGTCAACCGGAGCGGAGTGGCGTCGGCCTGGACATCGTTTGGCAACGCAAACCAAACCGGGAACTGTTCGCTCGGGATCAATTTTGGAACCGCTGGATCCTCGGTCGCCGAAGGCAACGACAGTCGCATCACCGGAGCTGCGCAGAAATCTTCCAACCTCTCGGACGTTGCCAGCCCGGCCACTGCTCGAGCGAACCTCGGGATCAATCGCTTTTCGCATGTCGAGACTTTCACGTCCGTGGGCGCAGCGAGCACAACTTTCACGTTTACGCACTCTCTCGGGACCGTGCAAAACTACGTGCTCGCTCAATGCGTTGACCCGCCGAACAATCTTTTGATCGCGCACGATTACTCGGCCGCCGGGAATACTACCAACGCCACGGTCTTCAAGGTCGAGACCATCGACGGATCCAACATCAGCGACGGCGGGCGACGATTCACGATCCACTTCGTGCAGTGATTCCGAGTTGAGTCTGTTTTTTCTTCAGACGTAAGCCGTTGACTATCAACGCGCACGGATTGTGTGCGTGATGTCGTGCACATTTTTCTTTAAACGGCCGGGCGGATGTGTATTGTTTTCGCATCGGAGGCAATCAAGCCCGAGATCAAAAAAACTAAAACATGAGCACCACGATTAAAAACAAAACGTACAGCGTCGAAGTAATGGACACGACAAAGCACATCGCTTCAAAGGCCGATTTGATTTCTCGCGGCTGGGATGGCGAAACTTATATCCTAACCGGAAAACGCGGGGCAAAGTATCTCGCCTTCCGTTCTTCTGAAACACTCCAATTTTCAATCGTTTAATCAAACGCGCCGAAGTCACTAAGGCGCATTTTTTTATAATGAACTCCACCACCGCACTCACCCACGCTCTGATCCTCGCGATCACAGCACCCGATCAACAACGCGCCGACCGCGCCATCGCTCTAGCCGAATCCATCGGCGCCGGCTGCACGGCTCGCCAGATCGCCAACGCCAAACGCAACGCGGCCAAACTTACGAAATGAAATCACTCATCCTTATCCTGGCGCTCTGCGCTACCTGCCACGCGGGTCCTGGTCCTGGCTTCTGGCGCGCGTTGCACATCGTCGAGACCTCCGGGCGCACCGGGCCAATCGTAGGCGATCAAGGCCGGGCCCTGGGACCGCTCCAGATCCACCGCGGCTTTCACCAAGATAGCCGAGTAGCCGGCGACTATTCGCGGTGCGCTGAACTCGAATACAGCAAGCGCGTCGCGACCGCCTATCTCAAGAGGTGGGCGCCAGAAGCTTTTGCCAAGGGCGATGTCGAGGTGCTGGCGAGAGTTTTCAATGGCGGACCCCGGGGTCACCTCAAAGCGGCCACCAAATCCTACGGCGCCCGCGTTAAAGCTTTTTCCAAATGACAACCGAACAACATCACGAGATCCTCACCGAGCTCCGCGCCATCCGCGCAGTTCTTGAAGTTAAGCCAGCCGCGGCGCCTCAACCCGCGGCCACCATCAAGATCGCCACACCAGGAGATCTGCCGCCTCCGGCTATCGAGATCGCGGACGCCGGCAGCGTGCAGATCCACTTCGGCAAA